ACCACGCGTCTCAGTCGAGGACTCCTCGATATCCGCGAGCTTACCGACCGCCGTGTCCTCGCGCATTGTACCGCGCTCCACTCGAGCCGCGATCCGCTCAGCCTCTTTAGCCTTACGCTCCTCCTCAGCCTTAATAAACGCCTCGCGACGTGCTGAGAGATCCTTTTTAACGCTCTCGACGTGAGTTTTAAACGGACGAAACATATCGCGGATCTGCTTTAATGAGTCGTTTATCGGTTTCGTTATCGCTTTCTCTTTTTTATCGACCGCCTTTAGTAGTTTATGGACGTTCTGATTTACCTCATATACCTGATCGTACTCCTCCTGAGTGGTGATCGTCGCTGGTAATGATGAGACGATTTTATCCATCGATGAGATCTGACTCTCGACGACTTGCACCTCCTGATTTACTTTTTCTGACATAATTTAAATGTTATCTCGTGTAATGTCTATATGATATCATATAGTAACACTATCGTCGACGCTTATACACACGACGTCTTTCATACTGAGCCTCGAGCTCTCGATATATTTTCTCGTGATACGGACACGCCACGACGTCGATCCGGAGACCGTTAACTGCTTTACCTGGTTTCTGACAGATCACGCATCGCATAAGTCGTCTCGTAAGAGCTCCTCCACGTCCTTTACGGACCTCGCTAGTATATAAACGCCTCCCAGCTCCTCGACTCGTTTCTGGTGTATCGCCTGGTCCGGAGATTGCTTACCAGTCGGACCCTTTACCTCGATCTCGAGATGAGTACCACCATCGAGCACTCCCAGGATATCCGCGACACCACGACGAGCGTACGGATTATGACGGTACCCTCCGATCCGGTGATCGTACGTCGCCTGGTTATTATTTCTCCAGCATAAGACTCCCCTGGACTGGAGTTTTTTCAGTATTGCGGTCTGGATTTTCGCCTCGCTCATAATATATATTATACAGATTATCGATCCTCTCCGCTTGTATCGGATTTAAGTTACAGAGTCGAGCGTGAGTCTTATTCTTTTTAAACTCCTCGATCTCTTCCCTGGACGCGTGAAGCGTACAGTTACACGAGTGATCGATCTCATAAAAGATCTCGTGGATACCCATCATCGGATCCGGCTCTGGATAATCTGGACGCTTAGGAGGCTCGACTTTTTTACGTGGTCTCGAGACTTTCTTTAGGTAATATACGTCGTCAGTCCGGACGGAGCTAGTGATCTGAGGATGCCGGTGGATTACCTCGATGATCGCATCAAACGCGGCAATCGAGTACCAGCTCATCGACTGAGCTCGCGTCTCGAGTTTCGTATGAGTCACCGGACCATTTTCGATAATATACTCGACGACCGCCCTAACGATCTCGGATTTTTTAAATCGTTTCTTTTTTGCCATAACGTACCCTAGCGGAGATCCGAGACAACCTCAGACCTCCGGAGGATAAATTGTGTAAGGTACTTACTGAGCAATCTCCTCTCCGTTGTCTGGAGTAAACTCTGGACTTGATCCAGAAGTATCCATACTCAGAGCTCCGTCGTTAGGAGTCTCAGTGTCCGCCGGTTGTGCGGCTGGATCTTGCGGAGTCTCCGGCGTATCATCGCCGGTCGTTTCAGCTGGAGCCTCACCAGCTGGAGTCGCTGGAGCTGGAGCCTCACCTTGAGCCTCACGAGCCGCGTCCCTTGCTGGATCCACTCCTCCGGCTGGAGCTGACTGACCCTCAGTCGGCCCCTCCGTGTTTAGTGTTTCATTTGACATAAACAGATTTTTTATACTTGTAAGAGCGACGACGATCGCCGCGATCGATCCCCAGTGGTCGCGACACCAGGGACCGGTCGCGAGTAACCTCGCTAGAGTAATGAGCCCTGGTCTCTGTCCTCCTGACAGTGACACCGCTGGACGCTTACTCCTCGCATCATCTGACCAGAGTCCGGATCTCTCTCGTCCACTGATACCTCTCCCTCACCTTTACAGTCCTCGCACCGCTCAGATATATCGTACGTGACTCTACTCTCGACGTTATCACTAGTGGTAACTTTCGTACCTGGTCCGTCGAGTCCCTCAGATACCTCGTCAGCGAGTCGAGATAAGATCTCAGCGAGATCACCCTCGTCAGTCGACTCCAGCTCAATCGTGAGTTTATATACTTTCTCCATCATAACTCGATTACTGGACTTAATGATACGCTCATAAACTGGATCGACCGTACGTCTTTATCTTGATCCTCAGACTTATAATAATTTAATAATAAATTAAGATGCTCGGTTTCCCAGCTGAGTAAACTATGGTACCAGCTGGGATGAGCATACCGAGCGAGCTCGTAAATAATGATATCTCGTGTCATTAATTAGATGTTACCATATTTATACGATATCGTATAGACAGTCGGTGGATAAACTGATACTATAAAAGACGATGGTTATAGAGGAGACCATCACTTTCGGAGTGTAGTAACTCCGACTCTACGTTGTACAAAAAAACCTCATAGCGTGGATCCATCCCATCACGTTATCTCGTTTTTACTAGGATCCACGACAGCTGACAGAAAAAACCTCCCATCTGGGAGGCTTTCTGTTTTATACGTCGCGATTATTTTGCGACCGACTTTTTAAATCGGACGTAATTGATCGCCATCGTGACCGCACCACCGACCGTCAGTGATCCGACGACTGGTCTCACATATTGCTCGATAAGATCCCAGATCTGGATCTCAGAGAAACCAGCGAACGCGACCAGCGTACCAATCGCCGTCAGTGAATAGAGAGCGGCTTTACGGAGACCGTAAGTAAATGAGTAACTTTGCATAATTATTTAATCCTAAAATAATAAATCGAATAACCTCCACGATCTTTATATCGACTCGACCAGCCGGACCGGTGAAAGTTTTGCTCGAACGTCCCAGAGTATGAGTCGTTACTGTATATCTTACCTCGCTTACCGACGATCCCAGCGTGACCAGGAAACGGAGCACGAGATCCCTTACTCGAGGTACCAGTCGGAGAAATAATAATATCTCCAGGCTGGGGATCCGTGACGAGCATCATCTCCGGATGCTTACGGAGGATATCCCAAAGTGTCCAGGTACCAGTAATAATCCGGAAACCTGGGAGCACTTTCTTAATGAGCTCGCTGACAGTCTCAGCACACCCCAGCTCATCCGGAGCGAGATCAGACGGACTCGCGTCAGTACCGACCGCCTCGAGTGATACGTCATATAATTTATCAGCTCGACTAGGCTCCGGATCCTCGATAACGACGTGATCACGTTTACTGAGCTGGATACTAATACTCCGGATCACAATAGCAAGTTTTTCTAGTACCCCCATCATCCAAACTCGACGACGTTTCTCCGCGGCTTTCTTTACGTACTCATATACCATATCGTACGGAGCGTCGTGCTCGTACCTGGTAAAGCGAGGAGACTCACCGTGGACGACATCATCGTCCCAGTCAGTAACACCGACGACCGCCGCGAGCTGGATACCGAGTGTAATAAAGACGATATCGTTAAGCATATGCATCAGCTCGTGATCAGCTGTCCGAGCATATTTACGATCGTGCTTTACAAACGCGAAACGATACCCAGCGTACGCGGTTACGTAATGACGACCACGGAGACCGCGAGCCTCCCACTCCTCCGGCTCGATAAATACGATGATACCGTCCGTCTTTTCTTGATACTGTTTATAAATAGCCTGAGCATACTCAGACACCCAGGATCGATCTAGATCGTCCTTATTTTTGCTCCACGTTGGTAAGGTACTGATCTCGTGGTTATCAAAAGAAATCAGCCTCTTATTTAAAATACGCTCGAAACTTCGGAGAGATCCGACGCCTGGAGTCTTTATTAATTGTATATTAAGCATATGATTAAATCATATCATACTCACTCGTCCAGTTTTGACTCGAGTCTGATTAGAGCCGCCTCGATTCGAGCGAGATCCTCTTTAGTCGCGAGCTCACCGATATCGTCCTCATTCTCCTCGATCCTATTCTCGAGCGGACCATTAAGACGGTCGACGACATTATCGACGTCATTACGGATCGTCGTCAGATATACAGTGATCGATACAATCGAGACGAGTAAGGTGATACCGATAGCAGTTAACAGCTGAAACGCCGCGAGCTTAATCTCACGTCGCGTATCTTGTCTGATTTGCTCTCTGAGTCCGTCCTTTTCATCAAACGCCTCATAAACCATATCTTTTACATCCTGACGATCGCACATAACCTCATCCATTTTTAATATAGTTTACCGATATAAAGCTCGCCATCTTCGCCATTTTGTCCGTCGCTACCAGCTGATCCAGCGTCGTCTCCACTCCCTCCTGTGCCGCCAGTTCCTCCTGTGCCGCCAGCATTAGAGACAGTACCTCCGGTCGCGTCATACGTACCTCCGTATAAAATGTAAAGGCTCGCTCCGTTTCCACCGTTACCTCCGTCTCCGCCGTTTCCGCCGTCCTCATTTAACGAACCTCCTCCGTTACCTCCATCTCCACCATTTCCACCGTTACCACCGCGAGCGTATACAGTACCGCTAATAGTTACATCACCTTCAGCGATAATCAAAAATGACTGAGCTCCTCCGAGACCATCTCCACCACGTCCACCGTTACCTCCGTCCGCCGTGTTAGTATCCCCACCGTCACCACCGGCTCCACCGTCGACACCATCGCCACCGCGTCCGCCGTTACCGCCGTTACCGTTATCAGCTCCTCCGCCACGATCTCCGCCTTTACCACCAGTACCTCCAGTACCATATCGACCGTGACCACCAGCTCCACCGGATCCGGCACTAGACCGACAGTTTCCACCTCGACCGCCGTTGCCACCGTTTACATATCCATCTCCACCAGCACCTCCTGATCCACTGGTTGTATTATTATCAACATCACCACCTTGTCCGCCGTTACCGCCGTTACCGCCGTTACCATCATCGACTCCGGCTCCGCCGCCACCACCTGATCCCGAGCTATCAGACGTGGAGGATGAGTTAGCACCGTTACCGCCGTTACCGCCGTTTTTATCCGTCGCCGCTGATCCAGCCGCTCCATCGATACCATCTTCAGACGCTCCTCCTCCTCCACCACCGCCGCCGATAGTTGTACCGTTACCATTAGCTCCAGCACCTCCAGTCTGACCGTTAGCCGTTGCCGCCGCTCCACCAGATCCATCGCTCGGAGACGTTGTACCATCATCTCCACCGGCTCCACCGGCTCCACCAGGACCAGTCTGAGCTGGACCACCATCACCACCTGTACCAAACACGAGAGAGCTTTTACGTGGAGTACCGCCTCGTAAGATAGCATCCTCAAAAAGTATCGTATCGACGACATCCACGACTCCAGTCGCGTTAACTACTCCAGCGATTGTACAGTCTCCCTGGACTCTCCAGATAATCGGTAACGTACCGGTAAAATATACCGTCGCTCCAGCCTGGATCTCGACGCTTGTATAATTTTTAATCCCAGACGTTAACCAGACAGTCTGACCAGTTGTAACCAAAAGAGCACCGTCAGCTCCAGTCCCACTATTAAAAATCGGAGTTACTTGTCCGCTGATCTTACCATTATCCTCGTTAACTGGTACCTTACCCTCATTATTAGCTGGAGTCGTATCTCTGTCAGCGTTTTGCTGAAAATGATCAGCTCGAATTATTGCGTCTGGTTGTGCATCTTTAGCCATAATATATATCTTATCACGTCACACTCGCGGTAATCCGGATCTGGACAGTATGATCCTCACCGGTTGCCTTTAAAAGAGCGGTACTAAAAACGAGATGATTAAATAATCGACCGGTACCGAGTGTCGCATTACCGTCAGAAAACATACCAATCTCATTGTACGTATTGTCTGGAGTAAGAGCGTCAGCATAGAAAAATCGAAAATCAGCTGTCAGTCCAGACCGTGAGACCGCCGCGATCTGAGCTCGGACGACTCCAGCATTAAGATCAGTATCAGCCGCCGTCGGAGCCGTGTCGGACGTACCGAGATCAGCGTAATCGATTACGCTGTCATAAGTGACATCACCAGCCAGACGAGCGAGAAAGTTATACACTCCACGACCATCATTACCCATCACCTGATTATCGGTCCACGGAGACGCCTCGATAAAAATCCCATTACGTGTCTTAATCCATCGTCCCTGACCTGTAATTTTAAATCCTGATCTCATATAATAAGTATATCATTAAGTATACGTCGCGAAATTATACCGAGCCTCATTACCTGACGTGACTGGTCCGTAATGATACGGAGGGGAGCTAGAGATCTGAGAGACAATCTCATCACTAAAACTAAACGCGTCGTCCACTTTACGGGAACGCTGGATCACCTCGTTAGGAGAGATCTCGATCTCCTCGCGACTCTTACCGATCAGACCGATAACGATATCCGTAAACGTCGTCTGACCAGATTTAAGAAAATCGACGTCATACACAAACTCATTATGAGTATTCATCGTCCCTCGGATTTTATTAATTTTATACGTTTCATTAACCCCAAACTTAGTGGAGTTTATAGTAATTTGCATACCGACCACGAGTCCAGTCTCTTTAGTCTGAAACGAGCCCTCTTTCGCACCGTCTTTCCACTGGTCCGATTTTGGCGTTACCAAACACTCGGACGACATCGTTAGCGAGGAGCGTACCCTCCGGAAACTTTACGAGTTTTTCTTGAAAGTTATATAAACAATCAAACAAACGCTCACTGACTGAGTAGTCCTCTCCGGAGACCATGATGTCTCGATTAATCGATAACGTCGTCTCACTATCCACAGCGGTAATGATTGCATACGTATCGTCGGTCGTATTACGGACCTGATCACCGACCGTCACTCCGTCAGATATAAACGTCGCACCAGAGTCGACGAGCTTATCAGCGGTCGTCCCAGTGGTTGTACCGGAGCTGAGAGAGTCACCGACTGACCGATCGATAAAGTCGACTCCGACAGTCTGAGTGGTACCGTTTACCGTCACCTCCGCCTCGTTATACCGATATACTAGTGGAAACGTCTGATCGATACCATTACTCTCGTATTTGTCCACCGCGTCGGCCTCAGAGACAGCATCCTCGTACGTACCACCACGTACATAAATACGATTACGGAGCTCAGTTATATTCTGATCAAACTCGAGCGTTTTATATTCGAGCTTACCGTTATCATCCGTGATATCAAACGGAGCGACCAGATCTGACTCCGGAAAAAAGTTAACGACATTATTAGCATCCACGTACCAATCCCAGCCGATCTCGTTAGCGATCTTAGTGATACAGCGCGACGCTTGCTCATAATTAAATCGAGCGGTATTTATAGTCGGACTGGTCGCTGGAGCGGACAGCGTGAAACCAGTCATAAAGTTATCAACGATATCCTGGATGATCGATACCGCGTCAGTATTAGAGTACGACTTTTGTACCAGGAGACGATCCATCTCCTGAAACCCATCAAGACAGATATACCGATACACCGGTACCATCTGACCACCAGCAAGCTCATCGAGACGCTCAGTGATTGTCCCTTTAAATATGTCAGTACCGTCCTCAGTAAGTACCACGGTATCACCGAGAGAGGGGAGAGATGCTTTACTGGTTAGGATTTCAAACTCCAGCGTACTCGGATTTTTAGTCAATCCACGATCAAGAGCGAGTGTCTCTTGAGAAATGATACTCGTCCGATCGACTGTATTTATCGTTACCGTTAACATAATTAAGCTACTCTGATCCGACGCTGGATCACCTTAGCAAGTGACGACTCGACTTTTCTGACGAGCTCTCGACCTGAGACGTCTCCGTTTACGATCACATTTATCGTCGGTACACCACCTCCCATCGTGTTTTTATTCGAGTGGATCTTACCTGACTCGCTCGGAGTAAACATCTCCGGACCACGCTCTCCCACAAGATAAGAGCGTCCAGCACTTACCGGACCACCCTCAGCTCGACGACCAGAGATACCTCGAGTCGATGGTGTACTATTGCCGGTACGCTGATTAAGCTGATCAAACTTATGGATCAAACTATCAACCGCGTCCTCCTGTTTTTTAATACCAAAAATAACTTTATCTGTTGTCTCCTCAGACTCCGCCCTTATCACCTCTTGAGACGCCGTATAACTAGCCTGGATCCGTCGATTTTTCTCCTCCTCAGCGGCGATCTCCATCTGGATCTCCTGGAGACGTACGATATGAGCTTTTATCCGTTCGACTCGACGACGTTGGATATCCTCGACCTCACGCTCAAACGCCGTCAAACTAGCACGACGCTCCGC